TATAACTGGTGTTAATTATTATAATCAGGTTGCTCAGTTACATGTTAGATGGTATAAAAGAGGTAGTAATAGTTTTGTTCCTCCTAGTGCAGTTAAACTAGGATTAATTAAACCATTTGTTCCAGAACTTAGAAGCGACTATAGTAAAGATAGTACAGGTCAAACTACTGATAGAGTTATTATAGGACATGATGGTAATGTTCATGTACGCAACGGAACAGAACTGTTTAATAGAACTCTAGTAGGATTTGATCCAATAGATGCAGGTTTATGGGATTTGGAACTTAGAATCTATAATAACTTACATGTTGACTTGGACAAAACACTTAATCAAAATGCATATAGACCTAATGCACACAGACCAGCAGTTTATACTTGGAAAGAGTATAACGATACAATACGAAGTGAGTTTAACAAATACAAAACTAAAAATAACATCACAGAGTTAAACAGCGACACATACTATGATGGCAGTGACAAGTTTACTTGGAACTATAGTAGTGTAGGTCCTGGCATTGGCGGCTGGAGAGGGTTGTATCATTATTATTTCAATACAGATAGACCGCATACACATCCTTGGGAGATGTTAGGGTATAACAAAAGACCAACATGGTGGGATACACATTACAGTTGGACAGATGCACCAAAACGTGCGGCACTATTGTTGGCACTAAAGCACGGACATGTAAATGATCCTGATGAACCAGCTGAATATGATATTAATTATAGCTATATAAATTATACTTGGCAAACTTCTACACTTGTAACACTTACAGCAAACTTGAACGATCCGGTAGCATCTGGTATAGTACCTAACCCGGCAATAGAAGATAGACAAAAAGACTTTGTATTTGGCGACTGGGGTCCTGTAGAAAACGAATGGCGCAGAACTAGTGAATGTAAACTTGCAAACAGTTTGGCTTTTATGAGAACTAGACCCTTGGTTGCAATGAACAATTACTTTAGAACTGTACAGAGAAAAACCAATACTAATGCAAAGTATGATAGTCCTCAAATAGTAAATGCAAATGTTAATAAGTTAACATGCTGGAAAGACACAGATATTAGCGGATCTGCCGTTATTGGTAACATTATCGAAAGTGTTAATATACTAAACCCAGGCAGTGGTTATAGTGGACCGCCTGCTATAGACATTAATGATAACTTTGGCATTAACGGGTCAATAAGATTGTTTGTAGAAAATGGCGAAATAATAAGTGCAAGAGTAATGAATCAAGGTAGCCAATATTACAATAAGCCAAGCATTACTCTTTCCAATGGGACAGGAAAACTTGAAGCTATTCTTAGTGGACAAGCAACTCACTATTACAATGGATTGAATAATAGTATTATAGACTTTGGTAAAACTTATGGCACCAATGCAGATGTACTCAGTGTTAGATTACGCAATACAAGTTTCCAGCCTATAATAAAAGCAGGCGGATACGTTAACAAAAACAATCAGTTTATCTTAGAAAGTAGTCAAGCTAAAGGTAAAGTTTTTATACCAGAAGAAAATGTGTCAACTTTGCTTTACACAGGTAAACCAGATGTTGAATACTTCTTTGGCGGAATTAAAATTGATAAAGTGGATAGAGGATATAAAGTATCGGGCTATGACAACAGTTTAGAATATTTTAACTATAATAAACCAAACAAAGCCAGTAATGCTATACTAGTTGAAGATGCCGCAAGTGAAAATATTTTTAGATATTCAGAATACGACACTAATGTTACTAAAATGGACTATAACACAGTTCTAACAACAAAACAAGATGTTTATGACTTTATACAAGGATATGGACATTATCTCAATCAACAAGGATTTACTCAACAGTGGAGATCTAGTGCTAATAATTTTATTATTTGGGCAGTTGGTTCAAGTGATATTACACTAAAAGTTATTCCTGATCCTAGTAAAGTTACAGTATCGGATGGAGTAGACGGATACTTTGATAACATCGACAAAAAATATGATGGACTTTATAATATTATAGATGCTAACGGAAATCAGCTTCCTGCGAATAGTCTTCTAATAGACAGAAAAAGTATGGAAACAGACAGTGAAACAGTGTTCCAAGTTAAAGACGCTGATACTGCACTTTACGGTATCAGACTTTATAAAGTTCAACTAGAACATATATTTGTATTGGACGAAATAACAAACTTTGATGATGTTGTGTATGACCAAACTATAGCTCAAAAACACGATAGAATAATTTGGAGAGGTAGCAGAACTAAAGACTGGAATGGTAAATTATATTCACCAGGTTATATTGTTAATGATAATACAGTTATACCAAACTATGATACAGTTGCTAGAGAGGTAGATCAATATTATGGAAGAACTAATACACTAAGCAACAAACAAACAAGCGATATTGCTAGATTCAATATAGGTTATAACAAGCCTACATGGAGTGAAAACTTAGATTTAGATGATGACACACTATTTGAATTTACAAAAGGTAGTTATAATTATAAAGGCACACAACATGCATTAAAAGCATTTATGCGTAATCAAGAATTGTTTGACGGCGAAGCAAGTGCAGAGCTACTAGAGCAATGGGCGATTAGAACTGCTGACTTTGGAGATCTAAGACGCAGAGACAATTTAGAATTTCAAATTCCAAAAGACTTACTAACTACAAATCCTCAACCTGTTAGATTTACTACAGGGTATAAGCACGATGTACTAAGTGACTTGATTATTGACATAGGTTCAACTAGTCCTCTATTGATACACGATAGCGAGGACAATCAATTTGTTACTAGAGATGTAAACACATATAAGAAAACAGCAGACGAAAGATACTCTAATGACTTAACTACTGCTGGTTTACCTTTGCTGACAGAAACTGACTATAGAGTAATCAATAAGGATGACTTTGAAGTATTTCCAGATGAAGTTAAAATTGTATACGATCACAGTGGTGATTGGAGAGATATCAATCAGTGGGATCCAAAACTTAGCTATAAATTTAATGACCAAGTATTATACAAAGGTAAAACTTGGACAATGCTTGATCCAGATGGCAGTAGTGGACTAACAACTGCAAATAATCCTATTGAGATACACGGAGAAATAGTATTGCCTGTTGTACCTAGTAGTGGTCAAACATTAATAGTTGATGGTAACACAATAACACTAAACAAAAGTGCTACAAGTGAAACTTTAAATGCAATTACAGTTACAGCTACTAACGATATTAAGAGTAGCAATGTAGTTGCTGATGGTAGTACTCTCATATTAGGTCAAACTAGTGCTACAACTACTTCTGTAATTTTTAATAACAGTGTTACAACAACTACTTTTAAAGACATTGAAAAAATAGGTAATGTTATTAACCCAACAATCACAGGCGATCCTAGTGCTACATTGATTATTGATGGTCAAACTGTAACATTCGCTGATTCGGGAACTCCTGTAACTAATAACATTACATCTCAGCAAGCATTTGAAAATGCTTTTAACACAAGCTGGATTCAAAATCAAAGTACTATTTCATCTACAGCAACAATTAGATGTACTAGAATAGAAGCATTACGTTCAGCATATATCACACAGTTTAGCCAATCTGCTTGGAACAGCTGGATCCAAACATACTTTGCAAATAATGCTGGAATTAATATAAGTCACTTGGTCGCACTAGTTACTCTAGGAGGCAGTACACAAACAGCGGCACAGTTTATGTTAGATCAAGATTTGACTTTGATTAACAATATTAGAGGAACATCTTATCTCGGAACAACTGTTGGCGATGGTAGTGTTGTTGTTAGTCCTGCAGATATAACTGCAACACAAGGTGCTCTTAATAATGGAACTTATACAGCTGACATTGCAGTTTATTTACAAACGTCTCTAGGAACTACAACTGCATTCACCAACACTACAGTTGTTAAACAAATTACAACTACAGGCTTGTTGACCTATGCACTCAGTGATATTGTACAAGAAATTAATGATGCAGGTATTCCAAACGTTACTGCTAGTGCAACCAGTAGCAGTCAACTTAAACTTACTAAAACAACAAACGATCCATCATCATCATTTACATTACAAATTAGCGTTGGTACACAAAATGCAAATGTTGGTTTTAGTACAGCGGTAGAAACTAAAACTTCGGGTAGTGAGAGTATAACCTCAACACCTCCTCTAACTCAACAACAAGTGATTGATCAAATTAACCAAGCAGGTATTAGTGGTATAAGTGCTCAAGCTGGCGCAAACAATAATAATCTGTTACAAATTAACTGTGTTCTTTCAAGTTTGTTTATTGGCTCAGGAACAGCTAATAGTGCAATTGGAATGCCAACTGGATTGGTGCCAGCTACAAAAACTGTCACTACTAGTACTGTAGGACTTAATCTAACTGACATTGTTGAAAAGGCAAACGCCGCAAATATCTCTGGTGTTACTTTTACAAATCAGCAGAATAAACTTTACATAACCAGTATTAATAGTATACTAACTATTGGTGCAGGAACAGCAAACGCAACAATAGGTCTAACCGCACAGACATTTAGTGCAACACAATCAGGTATTAGTAATGTGTTTAATGCTATAGCGGGCAGTGACGGAAATCCTATGTTTAGAGACGTCACAAACGATCCTAATGTGTTTAACATATGGGTTGCAGATGACAGTGAATTTGGATCATTTAATAAAGGTTACGAAGTTTATCAAACAATGGATTTTGGAATGTATACTGATGATATTTGTTCTGGAATCGAAAGTGCCGACGAAGCACAAATAGATATAGTAAGACAAAGCGGAGATATACAAGCTCATAACTTTGTTGTAGGTGATTATGTATTAATTAGAGGCAGTGATAGTGTACCTAGTATTGATGGAATACATCAAGTTACTAAAGTTGATACAAATAATCAAGCACGTTTTTATATAGATGAGTTCATTGAAACAAACGGGTCTGTTGGAAACATTTATCCTTTAAGAAAGATGCGTTTTGGTACATATGCAGAATTAGAAGCAGATAGACAAACAAGATTACTAAAAGGCGTTGAAGATCCAAATGGTGTATACAAGTATAATTTTGCTGATGTTAGACAAACAAATGCACTTAATTCAATTTATGCTTTCGTAGATGATGATGGAACAGAAACAAGTGCAGTGTATGCATGGGAAGGTTCTTGGAACGATACAAACGGTCATATAGGTCAATGGAAGCAAGTTAGAACTGGTATTAGACAGGCAAGAAATGATATAGTTGCAAACGTTAAGATTTATGATGCTGAAAAACAAACAACACTTACTAATATAGAAGTTTTTGATCCAGCTAAAGGTATTATATTTGGTTTTGTTGATAACGAAATCGATTATAAAAACAATACTGATTTGGCAAACTACAACTTCAATACATTAGACGGTGCAGTAGAAAATGTAAACAGTTGGGGAAGAGATTTCTTAGGAAAACGTTGGTGGAATACCAGTACCGCAGTTTACTTGGACTACGAACAAAGCACAATCGATTACCAGCAAAACAACTGGGGTAAACTGTTTGACGGTGCAAGCATAGACATATATGAATGGACAGCAAGTCCTGTACTTCCTGAACAATGGGAAAATATAGTAATTGCAAAAACTATAATAGATGGACAAGAAGCTAGTGGTGAAGCATTATCCAATGTAATCAATGGACAAACAATTTATAACTGGACTGAAGAATCATACTATAATGAAAGAAAGAAACAGTCTGAAACAATTTACTATTTCTGGGTAAAAAACAAAACTACTTCTCCTAGAAACAGAAACTATAACACATTGCAAATTAGTTTGATATTACAAAATCCAGACAGCTTTAATATTACATGGGCCGCACAAGCTGGAGAAAATGCTTACTTGTTTTCAAATATAGAAAACTTTATATCTGATAACACAGTTATACAACTTAATGGTGGTAGATCCTTTAAACAATTCCAAAGCCTGAGAAAAGGACTTGCAATGCAAGATTGGATAATGTTAGCTGAAAACGATCCCAACGTTACTATTCCAGAATATTTACATATTAAGATAAGGGATAGTTTAGCAGGCTTCAATGCATTTAGTATTGATAAACCTTTTACAACTTGGAGTAGTGCGACTGTGTATGCCGACAATGAAGTAGTTAAAGAAGGTGCAAATTACTACATAAGTCTAACAGCTAACAATCAAAATGAACAACCAAGCAACGACACAGACATGACTCATTGGAGTAGGATTTACGATTATAGTTTGGTTGAAAAAACTGAAGCAGATGATATAAGAATTTGGAGAGGACAACCTGTTCCAGATCTAAAATTACACAAGTTTGCTAGATATGGATTTTTAACTAGACCTAGACAAAGTTTGTATAGAAATGTAAAAGACGCTAGACAAAACTTCGTTCATAGTGTAAACTCTTTATTAAGTGAAGTTAACGTTGTTGATGAGATTAACACCTGGAAATCTGCATTCCAAGAAACATTTGTTGAAGGCTCAGTTACATATCATGTAGAAGATTATGTAAATTTAGTTGATTGGCATTTAGTTGAAAAAGATACTGACGGTAATGTGACATATAGGTTTAATCCTAATACAGTAGCTGACTTGGTATACAACACCAAAGCAGAGTATATAGCCGCAGGAGAACCTGAAGCTGACGGAACTTATGTATTAATTAAAGGGTCAAGTCCGGGTGCAGATATAAACAGAGAAGAAATGTATCACTATATAGATGGCACAGATAAACTTGTTTATAAAGAAAAAGCAACGGTAGAACTTAGTGAAGAAATGTGGAATCAAGCCAAGTTTGGCAACGGATTTGATGCTATTGGTTATGATGTAAATCCATACGATTCATGTAGTGACAATGTAATTGCTAGAGTTATGGATATAATCAGAACAAAAATATTTACTGGTAGACATCATGTTAAGTACAACAAGCTATGGTTTAAAATGTTGTTTACAGCTATAACACAAAATACAGCAGATGACTTTGCATTTAAAACTACACATACTCATTTGGGAGTAAAACGTCCGTTGTTGTTGAATAAAAATAAATTTCAAACATACGATATAGAAAAAGTAGAAAATTTTGTTAACAATATTAAACCGTTCCATACAAAATTACTGAGCAGTATGGAAAGCAATACACACAGCGAAGCTACAAATATTGAAATAGAGGATATTACTCGTAATAATATTATAACTATGAAATATGAAGATCATAGTACAAGAACGTGGGACGGAGACGAAGTACTAACCGGAGGCGACTTCACTAGCACACTTACAAACGTAGATAGTTCATTGTTTACAACACAACAAGCTGATTTAGAATTTGAATATAACGGTAATGTGTTTGTACAGCCAGTACTAGAAGGCTGGGGCGAAGAGCTTATGCCTGTAGATTATACAGAGAATATTAGTATACTAGTACAAACTAATGTTAGCGGTAGTGGATTTACAGCGGATAGTAGAGCATTTAGAATGAACATATATCAGCCCGCTGACATACATCAAAGCACAGTTATAGTAGATGCAAATAAAACTTTCTTAGCAACAAATTGTACTGTTTTTGATACTGAACTTGACTTAAACACTGTTACTGGAATGCCAGCAAGTGGATTTGTTTGGATTGAAAATGAAAGAGTAGAGTATGGTGCAATAGACGGAAACGTACTAAAGTTTTGCACAAGAGGCACAAAAGGAACATCAGCACTGGCACATTCTACTGGCGCAGTCGTTGAAGCTGAAGAAGTGATACCAACAGTAGAAAAATTCTCACACTACGGCGACGGCTTGCGTTTAGCATACAACGATAGTGGTGTAAGTCTTGCTTCGGCAGGAACTACGCCTGAACATGCATTCATTAGAAATGCAGGCGCAGGAACGATATAAATACATTATAATGGAAAGAGCAATGAGTCTAGATAATTTAAATGATACATCACTGATAGGAATTGAGGGACATATTAAGATATGGGATCCTGAATCAGGTGAAGTTCTGGTTAAAAGAAGAAATGCAATTAATTATGAAAACATGAGTATTGCAATAGCTAGTTTACTAGCAAATGAAACAGGTAGTACAGGTACTCACCAAGTTGCTACAATGCGATTTGGAAACGGCGGTACAACTATCGATGGTGCAGGAACAGTAACTTATAAAGCTACAAATACAAATACTGCTAGTGCCGCACTATACAATCAAACATTTAGTCAAGCAGTTGACGAAGCAGTAACAGGTAGTGCAGAGAACGGAACAGAAATTGCTCATACAAGTCCAAATACATTTAGTGATGTTGTTATTACTTGTACACTAGACTATGGTAGTGTAACTGGACAAGACCTACTAGATACTGCTACTAATATGGACGGAACATATGTGTTTGACGAATTAGCAGTTTATAGTGGCAACAACGATTTGTTGACACATGTTGTATTTCATCCTGTACAAAAAAGTGCAAATAGAAAAATACAAGTAATTTACACATTAAGAATTAGATCAAGTTTTGCAGACTTGTAAAGGGAAAAGACATGCCGTATACAATAGATTATAGCCAAAGTAGTAAAACAGCAATAGTTGTAAATGATGGAACAATTGATACCAGTACTAGCATTGGGCTAATTGGTAAAAACTACACACGTTTTGGGGAAACACTGAACGAAAATATGTTGCATCTATTAGAAAATTTTGCTAATAGCAGTGCTCCTAGCAATCCAACTGAAGGTCAACTTTGGTACGACACAGCAAACAGCCAACTTAAAATATACGATAACGGTGTTTGGAGTGTAATTTTAAGTGGTGCTGGTACAACCAAAATTGAATTTCGAAACAGGAAAGATACAGGCGGCAACTTTCATAAAACGATAGAACATATTGTAGATTCAAATATTGTAACAATTATGACAGATGATACTGTAGCTTGGACACCTCATGTAGATGAAAAACTAGAAGATGGTGTAACGGCATTAAGCACACAGTTTCCTACTATACAAGCTGGCACAACAATGAACAACACAACACATTACAAATTTAGAGGTACAGCAACCAGTGCAGAATATGCTGACCTTGCAGAACGTTATGAGGCAGATGCTGTGTATACTGAAGGCACAGTTGTTAGACTAGGCGGCGACAAAGAAATTACACAAACAACATTAGGTGGTGATCCTGATGTATTTGGAGTTATTAGTACAGCACCGGGATTTGAATTGAACGCAAGTGCAGGAACAGATAAAACACATCCGTTTGTAGCACTAGCAGGGCGAGTGCCTTGCAAAGTCGTTGGCAAAGTAGCCAAAGGACAGAGACTTATTTCGTCTGAGAAACACCCAGGATTTGCAAAAGCAGACTGGGGACAAAACGAAACGTCTTTTTGGGCACAAATTATTGGAAGAGCGTTAGAAGACAAAACTACAGCTGGAAAAGGTACAATAGAAATAGTGGTAGGAGCCAAGTAAATGGTTCAAATTATTGGTGAACTAGCAACAAACGAACATTACAATCTTGTTGCTGTAGATGTAAACAAAGTTTTTGGCGACAAGTATCCAACTGCGGCGGTTACAGATGCGTCTAGAAAAAATACACACAAGTTTGGGTGGGGTGCAGTCAATATTGCAGATGCACTTGTAGACGGAACATTAATTACTGCTGAAAGATTACAAGAACTTGTAACAAGAACTAATATTAGTATTGATCATACTGAAATAACTGACAGTACAATAATATTTGCAGTACCTGCAAACAGAACTACAGTTTCAATGGGCACAGCGATAAGAGCAGAAGATTTAAATTTAATTAGATCAAAATTTGCTCCTATATTGCTAGACAATAAACATGCAACTGTTGATCCTAGTAATGCTAGTGCTTTTGTAGCAAACACATCAAACTATAATAGAACAGCAACATGGGATCATCAGCTAAACGGTGAACACAAATTTGAATGGGCAGACTATAATTCAGCTAGATACTTTTTTAATGGTGGTGGACAGCTTAGAGTAAGTTTGAACATGGCAGGCGGCAGTACAGCAGGATACTACAACTGGAGTGACGTAATTAACGAAATGGGTGTTCTCAACTTTACTTGGGACACAGTTACACAGAGTAGTGCTAAGACAAGCGGAACAAGTGCAGGAAAAGGTTTTTATGACCTTACACCATTTTATGGTGATGGCTCAGATGCTGGCGCGGCAGATGAAGGATTATTGTTTACATCAAGCGGTGTTACAATAGATAGAAAAGTTGGAACGTATCCAGGTCAATATGGTTATGGATATGGTTATATTAGTCCTGAAGGTAACTATGCGGCTTGGGCAGATCCTGCAATTAGAGGCACAGGCTACGGATATGGATATGGCGGCTACGGATATGGGTACAGTGGCATTTATGTAAGTTCATACAGTCGCTATAGTACATATCAGCAGTTAAAATTTAGACTTTACGGAAAGTACATTAATAACGGCGCCGGAGTGCAATTTAAATTGGTTTTAGATGACACTACACATGCTAATATTGTTGACGGAAGTATCACTCCAACATGTAGTTACTTAATGCCTGATACATTAACTATTGGTACAACTAGTTTTGATGTTAGCCCTGCTCCTACATTTGCAGTTACTAACAACTTCGTAAACTTCGATGACAGCTAAAAAACTGTTGACAAACCTTACATAAATAAGTTATAGTAGTAGTTAACTATAAAGGAGAAACTCTATGGATGAGAGACTCGAAAAAGCGTTAGAATTTGCTAATTATCGAATTACATTAGGAAATCAGAAACGTACATTAGAGCAACGCACACAGGTATTGCAAACAGTACACTATGCAAAGGGCGTATTTGTTGCAAATATGACCACCATTGCATTTGTAAAAGCATTAGTTGATTTAGATAAAACACAAGCAATTATTTTGGATACAAAGAAAAATCCAATACAAGTGGATGATACAACTGAATTTTTAGAAACACTGTTAAGTGCCTATACCGAAGCTACGAATGCTTACAAAGTGC